TATAGCTATTGATATCATCGGGGTTTGTATAGAATCTGCATACACTACCAGACTTTGAACCAAACCACAACGCCCCGTCTTCTTCCCACATACAGTTTGCGTCAACGTTTTCTCTGTAATATCCAACAAACTGTCTTGTTGAATAGGGGGCTGATTTATCCGTCTGAATAGGCTGTAATCCATCGAGGATATACAGATGTTTATTTACCGCCAACACATAGAAGTCTTTGTAGACAAAGGCAAAAGCGTTTTGCAGATTCGTTTCATTTAAAAGCTTGCCGTTGAGATAAAAGGATCTAAGGTTGGTTAATTCTCTACCGGTTATATCCTGGGAAGTGATTGCATGGATTCCTAAGTCTGTAAGGAACAAAGGCTCTCCCGCAAGATATGCTGTGGAGTCAGCGCAGATACAAGCCGCACCGTGCATAGTGGTTTGGGTTGCGAACGTTGTCTCTTTATCAACAGTAGTTGAACCAACCAAGACTATGTTCTGCTCTACTTCGTTTTTATCCTTAAGGACAGCAAGGTAAGAATTAATGACGGTATATCCGATTATCTTTGACTTTGCTGTGCCGATTAATTGATAGTTGGTATCGGGGAAATAAGTAGGATCGTTAGCTGCGGAGTACCACTGATAATTGATGTATTCGTTATCGGGATTGCCACTTACAAAGAGTCTGTTTAAGTCTCCGCTTGCCCCGTACAACACGCCTAAATCGCATTTGTTGATACGGTCTGCGTAACCTGCGACAGTTTTATAGGCTGTGATTTTAACGTTGTCCTCACCCGTTACAGGGCTTTCTCCGGGCGGGTCTGTGAAGTTTACAACTCCCGTAGTCCTGTTGACCGAGAAGCCTGTACCCTCAGTAAGCTCAGACCACGTTCCGTCATTCTGCAAAATCTCTGCTTTGACGGGTGTATCGTCAAGGTCTGTATAGCTTAAATGATATTCAGTGGTTCCCACTGTTCCTAAGAACTGCTCAGTAAATCCGGGGCTGAGAAGGTTAAGTGCGTAGTACGATGTACCACCGCCAGAAGGTTTACCACCGATTAAGGTTACGGGTATAGTTGCGTCTTCCGTAGCTTTCTTTACTGTGGTTCCATCCCATATAAGTAAAGCCTTGCCATCGAGAATACAAACCTTATCCCCGAACTGCCATGAGCGTGAACGAGAATCTTTTGCTTCTGAGTACAAGACTGTAGGATCGTCAAAATCCGCTTCATATATTTTTGTTCCCGCATGAATCAGGCCGTGGGGCTTTCCGTGCATGGTATGATAACCATTAATCGCACCGTCTAATGTAGCCATAGTCTTATAGCCCATTGACTTACGGACTTTGCCCGGAACTTCACGGATCATGTTCAAGAGGTTAGGGGACTTATCAATATCAACGGCTGCGGGGTCGTTGGTAAAGTCTGCGCCTAAGAATGTTTCGATTGTTAAAGTTGACCTTGCGGGTGACGCAGGTACTTTGAATTGAACTGCCATTTATACCCACTCCGATGTGAACTTTTCTTTACCGGGATTCGATGAGGTATTTCTTAAGGACTCCAAACCAACTTCAAACTCATTACGATAGGTAGTGGCTATTCCGTTGTCATCGTCCTTGTAAAGCTGTGACGCAATGTATAAAGGCAAGAGGTCTGCGACTTCCTTATCTATGTCTAATACATAATCGTCCTCAGTCTCATAATCGATCTGCCCTGGATATGCGTTGTAATAGACCGTATACATTCCGGGCTTGTCTTTGGGTAAGACTAAGATATGATCCGACTCTTTGTAGTAGTCAGTGGTATTGAGATAGATAGTTGCGCTCTCTCCCTCATACACAAGCGAATTTCCAAACATACTGTAGAACGTTGGTGCTAATTCCTTAAGGTCGTACTTGACGTACTTACCGTACTCAGGAACTATGTCTACTCCGTTTATGGTAGGGAATGTGTCTGCGTAGATAGCGATATTCTTTACCTTTGAGGGGTAAGGTGATGTGAATGTGATGGTGATGGTATTGTTACCGCTGTTGGCGTAATTGCCTTTGAACTCTGAGAACGTACCGAAAGAATCAATGCTGATGGTTACGTCTTCATCACCGCCACTTATTACCGCTGTTCCTATACCGGAATACTGAAAGTAATATGAGTGCCCGTTCTCTGCGGTAAACACTGAGTTGCCATCGCTGATTGAATTATCCTGTAAAAGATTCTTAGCGGGCATATGAGCAAGGTTAAGAGACTTGACAATAAACTTGCCTGCTGTTGCAAGTCTGTCTAAGCCTTCATTCGCTGCATAAGGCATACCGGCTAAGTAATCTTTAGTCGATTCATCCGCAACGATCTGATCTCCGTCCGCTGCGAACATTTTCTGCATAGCCGCTAATTTAATATCTCCCCAGGTATACATTATTCCTTGTCCTTTTTCTTCTTATCTTCTTTGGGTTCGGGAATCTCTTTAAGGTCGGTGAGTTTGGTAACGGGTCTGCCCTCTCCATCCTTGCCAACAACCTCAAATACTCTCTTGCCGAGCTTCATATACTTAGATTCTTTAATCATGGTTTCTCCTTTAAATTCCCCCTGCCCCGAAAGACAGGGGGATAACTTATCAGGTGAGGGTAGTTCCGTGAGCTGCACCGCCCATGAGCATATGCTGCCATGAAGCAAAGCCTGCGGAAATTCTGCCGTAGCCGTTCCAGATCATATCGTCGGTGTCCTGATCTACATGAGCAGTAACGTCAAGTGCTACTCTGTCATAGAACTTGTTGCCGATGATCTCTCTGTTTGCTTCGCTTGACATAAGGATATAAGGCTCAGCGTCAGGATCGGAAACGTGCCATGAAGGATCTACAATGAGCTTCCAATTTCCTTTTTCGATGTTCTTATCGTTGTTGGAGCTTCCTACTACCTGCTCAGAAGCAATGATCTTCTTGCAAAGGTCAATCAGTCTTCCGCAGTTGGAAGGAACGATAATGGTATCGTAGGTGTAAGCCATGTAGTTACCGGAACCGTTCTTGAAGTTAGCACCGATGTTTGCAAGTCTTGCAAGCATGGTAGAATCGTTTCCGAAAGGATTGGTGAAGATGTTGGACTGGGTATTAGCGGGGGTGATGATCTCAGGATGGTCTACTGCAAAGATTGCCTTGCCATCTGCTGAAGTACAGTCAAATGCTACGCCACCGATGGTAACGGAAGTAACAGTTGAAGCTGCTTCTGCGTTTGCGGTAAGAAGTGCTGATCCGAGGTTTGCACGGGTTCTCTTCCATGAATTAATCATGTTAAGAGCCTTTGCCTTCATGAAGTCGATCTCTCCGTCCTCATTAGCCTCACGGGTAATTCTGAACTGCTTCTTGAAGGTGGTGTGCTGAAGGGTCTTGGTAGGTCCGGACTGAATATCGTCCTTGGGTGCGTTTGCACCGTCTGCTGCCATAGGTGCGAAATCGCTGAACTCAGTTACGGAACCGATCTTCTCTCCGAAACGGTTTGACTTCTTAACGTTGAATACGTCGCTGATGAACTGATCGTAGTTGGACTTCTTGGAATAAACGTCATTGATGTACGCTTCCATCATCTGGGCGTTGACGTTCCATGTATCGTCAATGAGTCCACCGTTCTTGGAAACTATGTTGTTTGCCATAATGAATCTCCTTTAACTTTTGAAGGTTAGGGGCTATGCTCACTTCCGCATAGTCCGTATGGGTTTTAATGCAACGAGTTGTTGAAAAGCTCACGGAGTTCCTTATCTGACTTATCCGGGAAAAACTCACGCCACTGTGCAAGCTGTTTCTCAGGTATGTTCACAAGGTTATCTCCGCTTCCTGCGCCACTCTCAGTTGCCTTTAAGTGGCTCTGTGACTTCGCATTATTGATTGCCTGCTGTTTGGCTGCTTCGGTTTTCTTCTCATTGAGCTTGTCCGAATATACCAACTTGTAAGCGTCAACTATGCTAAGTCTGTTGTTATTGACGTAATTAAGAATCTCAGGGTATCTGTCAGACTTCTCTATGTCCTGCGCTGAACGGATATCGGGGTCGATCTTGCCGACTTCCCTTACCTGTTCTTCAATGTATGACTTAACCTTTTCAATTCTCTGTTCCGCAATAACAAGGTTTGCCGCTTTAACTGCCGGGGAGTTATTAACAGCTTTTTCTATAAGGTTCGGGTCAATGCCGTTGTCGGCAAGCGTCTTCTTGGTCTGCAACTGCTCTTGTGCAGTGAGTGCGTCAAAGTAATCCTTGGCTGATTTAATGGGCTGTCCCGTGATGGGATTTTTATAGTCCTTAAATCTCTCCGCATACTCTGCGTCTACTGCGGCCTGTTTGCGTTTGGCTTCTGCTTCTGCTCGTCTTCGTGCGTCTGCATAGATTGCATTGCGATCAAGTTCCGGCTGTTCCTCAGTTACTTCACTTTCAGTTCCCTCGGTGTTCCCCTCGGTTTCCTCTACTTCTGTAACTTCGGCTTCACTTACCTCTGTCTGCTCGGCGGGTTCAGACTCGTTTACGCCATTTTCAAAATCTTCCATTTTTAATCTCCTATTTTTACGCTATTAGTTGCGAATCGCCTTTCGGCTAAATGTGAGGTAAGGATTCGAACCTTACAAGGTACTCTGACCTACTAACTCAGTACTAAGCTATGCGTTGCCAACATTCCGCCACTCACATTATTGTTATTCTGTTTCTACGGGTAGTTCAGTCTCGATGGACTTAACCTTATTCCCGTTATCAGGACACTCAGGGTTCCTGCAATAAAGATCCTGAACAATGTAGAGCTTTCCGTCTCTGAGTACGTACCTGCTTCCACCGATTCTCATTAGTGTTTTACATTTGGGGCAAAGGTGTTCCATTCTGTACTCCCATCTGCTGTATAAGCTGTGCTATCTGCGCCTGCTGTGCCTGCTGTTGCTGTTGAGCTTTAAGCTCCTGAACCTTATCCGCAAACCGCTGTCTTATCTCGGAAGCGTGAGGATAATCATTCTTCTCCATGAACGTCCAATATGTAAGAAGTGTTTCGGGTTCTCCTACGGGTCCGAAAGCTCCGTTCTGGTAGTTGAGTCCTAACTGCTGCCACATTGCTTCACGGTTCATCATGATTGTGGAAGTAGGGTCAACCTCAAAGATAAATTCGTCATTCCAATAAAGTTCTCCCGACTTATCCATCTTTAAGAAGTCATAGCGGTTAAACTCACTAAACTCATAGTCTCCATCGGGCTTCTTGGTTGACAGCGAAACGGGCTGATCCGCATAGGCAAGCATGAATTTAAACATGATCTCATACAACTCTTTGTATGCTTCCTGCTTCATGATTCGCTTGGATTCCATACGGCCTGCCGCCTGATTAATGGAATACTGTTTTGCAGTACCACTGACAGCGGAAGCGTCATACTTACCCTGATATGCGTCTGTGATTCCTAACGTAGACCTTGCAGCTTCGTAATCGTCCATCATAGCGATACGGTCATAACTTATATCTGCGACAAGGTTATGTACGCCTATCATGGAAACATCGTTAGGGTTTTCGACTCTGACGATCTTTAATTCTTCGTCATTAGTCTCTATCTTTAGATTCTGGGGAAGTGTGACGATTGAACCGCCTTTTAATATCTTCTCCATCTTCTTAGAACCGTACTTTTTAATTGAGTCCTGCTGATCCTCAATAACTGCTGCGTCCGATACTCCTAAGAGTGACTTGGACTTGGAAACGTTTCTCCTTAAGATGAGGGGCATTACGTCCGGCTTGTAATAAGGAATCTTCTTATGAACCTTCTTGACTTCCATCTGCGGTTTTCCGAAAGCGTCCATTAAAGGATTGCCTTCTTCATCCATCACAGGGGCTTGTATTTCGTCATAAGCGGGGATTGTCTGACTTAGGGTAACAATGTCTTCCTCTACTTCTTCGTAATCCTCTATGGTCGTTTCAAACGACTTAGAACCGCACTCACAAACGTCACCGTCTTTAATGCGTCCGCATTTTTTACAACGGGTGAGTCTGCGTGCCTGGTAGTTCTCCATATCTTCAAGGACCGTATCACCACACCATGTAAAGATTCCGATTTCTCCATCACTGCCACGGTAATATGTCTTTATGACGGTTACTAACTCATCGTTAGTGTCTTTCTTGTCGGCAAGTTCAGTATTGACTTCATCCGATACGTCAACGCCATAAGCCCTCTTAACAGCGTCTTTCGTCATGGATATCTGAATGAAGATATAGTCAAGCTTATCCGGATCTGTTATTCCTGCTTGTGGGATAACTGTATCGGGATCTCTGCGATTGATTTCAAGACCGCCTATGGTTGTATGAGTTCCTTTGCGGGAATCCCATTCAACGTGATACCAGTCTCCGCCCTGAACAACTACTGCTCTCTCGGATAAGTCGTTTATCTTCTTAAACGGCAATATGCGTAGTTCATTAAGCAACATCTGCTCAATGATCTGCGCCTGCTTCTGATCTTCTTCATGGATTGCCGTTACCTTCGGCATAGGGATAGATGAATCTACTTCGGTTTCAAGCAGTTCATAGACGATATTACGGACGTTCTCAGACAGTTTGGTTGACGTTCCACCGCCTTTATTCTTCGACCTACGGGTGAAAGCGTCTCCGTCATAAAGCATTGACTGATTCTGCATACGGTTAAGTTGGTCTGCGTATGCGTCTTTGGACTTCTGATACTTCTCTTTCCAATCGTCAAGCTTCTTATTAGGCTTTAAGATATCTTTCATTTTCTTAAATAACCTCATCTAATCGGTTCTCCATACATAGAAACCATTAATGCTCTTGTTTCTTTGTCCGCATTGTCGTAGTCTTCAAGCAAGTCTGCTCTCCACTTCTTACCCTTGGCCTTGGGAATCTGCGCTGCGGTAGTCCACCATACGCAGAAATAACGTAGCGAATCGGGATCATGGGTTAAATCGTGGGGCTTCTTTGCGTATACGTTCGGTTGCTTATCGTCTTTCTGTATTTTTTTTAAGCAGTTATACAGATTAGGTGCTTCGCCTTTTAAAATCGTCAGCTTTGACTTCTGATTCTCTCTTGGTCTTAGCCACTCTTTCATAGCTGCGCACCCGGCAGGGAAGTCTCTTGAAGTCTTCGTAAGATTAACTCCCGCTTCATGCCACAACTCAGCCCTTGACTTGCCGTTTAATTGGCTTCTATTCCACAAGTCAGGCGGTGCAAGGAACAACTGAACGGGT